CAAACAGCAGAGTGTCAAATGAAATTGCCGCGTATTTTAAATTGTGACCACTATAAATCATTTAGCGCACCCTTATCCTATGCCTTCGGTTGCTGTTGCCATCAAATCTATCCTGTGTTGACGCTGTATATTGTACTGTTGATTATGCATAAACGGTTCATAATTTTCAACTAAATGATTGTAGTCAAATTGAATTCTCAATCCAACTCGATTTGTTGAAATACCGTTGTTTTCAATTTTTCGATTATGTAAAGTAATGCTATTATCAAAAATCAAGATATCGTTGTCGTTTTTGTACCAGTGTTCGTAGATGTATTGAGGCTGTAGTAAACCGTTCCATATTTTATTGTATAAGTTGACTGAGTCCTTTTTTGACATTCCTTTAAAATAGTCAAAGGTATTAGCTGGTAAATGCACTCCTTCGATTCCGCCGGGTGATTTAATAATCAACGGCAGTTCTCCATTGGGAATTGGGCACATGTTATTTTTATAAAATTGCTCCTGTTCTTCATTAATCACAGGATTTAAACTTGCAGGTCGATAGTTGTTGACAGTAACAAGTTCGCGAAGTTCTGATTTGAAACTTTCAGACTGAGTCTCAAACCAATCAGCAGTTGTTACAAATCCGGTGCAACTACCAATCATTTCCTGGTACCCCATTAGACTAACTGCCGGAACAAACGCTGGGTCCGAGCATTCGTTACTGTGCCATAACAATTCACCGTTATCAAATACGCCCATTGATTCTCCCTTTGAATTTTTCATGCCCGTAACACGAACCATTCCTGGGCGTCTTTTATCAATTTGCCACAGCCTTGCAAGACGCAACTCATGTTTGTCTTGTTCGTCGAGTAAATCTTGCGTCACAAGTTGTTTAAGAGGCTTGCCGTACTTTAAATAAAAGTTCAACGGGCGACTAAAACGCGGTTTACCCCATTCAGAGAACAAATCGTAATATTTGGCAGGCGTTAAATGATTGCCTCTTATTATGGTAACAAGTGACGATAAATGAATTTTTCCAATTTCAGCCCACTCGTCTTTGGTAATATTTTGTAAGTCAACATCATCAATGTATACTCCAAATCTACCAAGACCTGGAATTTTAGTTAGTTTCATATTAGTCCTTTTATACACATGTAATTAGTGCGTGATTTCCTGTCACGCACTATGCTTAATGTTTATTATTACATTACTTATGTTGACGACTGCGAATCATTGCCAAAATATCTTCGGCTTTCTGAGTCGGTGCTGCCGCTGGTGCTGCCACCACTGGAGCGGCTGCCACTACAGGTTCATCTTCGTCAAAGTTTGATGCTGCCGCTGGTGCTGCCACCGGAGCAGGATTGACCTGTGGAGTTGGTGCAGACTCAGAACCGCCTGCTGGTGCTGATACGCCTGCTGGACGGAAGTAAGAACCCCAACGCTCAGTATCGTATGCCGCACCATCAACTGATGCTTCAAACATTTCTTTGATCACTTTGACAGCGGCCTCATCTGGTTTCTTGGGCAAAAATGTGCTCAAGTCCCACAAACCGTGTGCTTCTACTGCTGCCTGCTCTTGTTCAGTCAATGCAGATTCTTTGCGAGCCCACTTTGATGTGTTGTAGTCAGCATAACCACCTTTGGCTGTTTTAGTAATACGGAAATCTAAACCACGCAAGTAGTCAGTTGGCAATTCTTCCAACTCTGGATCCATCAATGCGCTTTTGATAAGTGTAAACAATTGTGGGCCAATGATAAACCTACGAATTGGATTTTCTGGAGTCTTCTCGTCAGTCATTGGGTTTTCGCGAACAAAACCTTGGAAAATGTAACTGCGCTTTTTCCAGTACTTACGACCCATGTCTTCAAGAGCTTTGTCTTTGAACCATCCACGTACTTCAGTAAGGACTGGACAAGTTTCTTGCCACATTTCCATACAGGGTACCTGCACGATTGTTTGTTTTGAGTCCATTTGTCCCTTGATGCCTGCAAATGGTAAACGAATCATTGCTCGTTCTTGCCAAAAGAATGTGTTCTTTGTGTTTGCGTCTGGGAGGAATCGGAGTGTTGTAGATGAACCTTCATCCATGTTCCAGTGCGGGTAAATTGCATTGTCGCCACCGGATGAACCACCTTTGTTGCTGTTACCTTCTGATGCCGCGAGTCTTGCTCTAATTTCTGCTAATGATGCCATTTTAAGTTGCCTTTCTAAGTGTTATAAAATGTTTTCTAAGTTGCCTGTGATGCTAATAAAAAAGCGTGTCACACAAGTAGTGTACACGCTTTTGTTGCTAGCGTCAATGATATTTATGACGCATTTGTTCAAATGACTAATTTACATTGTCTTTATCAATCCAGACAACTGTTTGAGTCTTGACATTACATCGTCTTCGACTTTGCCAAACTCTTGCATTTTACCAGAGTGTCCGTATTGACCACTTACAGCAGAGTACTCGCTTTCGGCTACCAATGGAACTTTTACTTCAACTGTGTCATCACCACGTCGGTTCTTACCACCAAGTTTGCAATTTTCTTTACCGTACTTCTTGCATGCTTCTTCGTAGCTCATACTGGTTTGTTTCCAAACTAGTTCTTTGTCGTCTTGTTTACGACCATTGATCCAGCTTGCTTCATCTAAGCCGTCTGCTTTGTTCTGTAGGTCTTTTAACAATGTTTCATCATCGGGAGCAACTTTGTTGCCCATATCTTTGGCAAATCCTTTGATCTTATCGCCAATGGTTTTCTTTTCTGGTCCGGCAATTTCTTCGCCGCTGGGTCTGTAAGTGTTGGCGCCTTCGTCAACATCGTCGTCGTACATGGCAGCACCATCATCAAACTCTACATCATCAAATTCGTTTGCTTCGTCATCAGTTAATGAATCGCCTGCTGCTGCACCTGTAATTGCACCCATTGGGCCACCTAATGCTGCGCCTGCTATGCCGCCTGCTATTGTTCCTAAAATACCGTCTTGAAGGATATCGTTATCCATGCCGCCATCAACTGAGTGTCGTGTCATTCCGGACAATTCCATCATGCGTTCAACTGAATCATCTGGTTCTTCAAATTCAGAATCATCAAATGTTAGTCCACTGTCGTTGTAAACGTCATCTTCGCCATTGACAGAGTTCCAAAATTCAAATGCTTCGGCTTCTTCCATTCCTATTTCAGCAGCACTGGCAATAAATTCAGCACGTTGCATATTTTCTGCCCGATCCCACAACATTCTTTTTACTTCGCCTTCTTGTACTGCTTCTGGCTCGGCTTCGATTGCTGGAGTTTCTAAAGCAGTGATGATTTCGGCAATACTGGGGTCTTGCTGTGCAAACTCTTTAAGGCGTGCAATAACAATTTCGCGAGCATCTGCATCAGCATCAGCATCAGCCAACTCATGCAATTGGTCAAACAATACGTCGTCTCCGAACAAGCTATACAACTGTTCTGTTGCATTGACTGCATCGGCACCAACTGGCAATTCTTTTGACAACAACGCAATTAATTCTTGTTGTTGTTCTGGAGTATTTGGAATTGTCCATGTTCCTTCCATCAGGCGGTCTGCCCAGGCTTCAAATATGTTTGCTTCTTTCATAACGGTTCCTTGTTGTTGTATGCGGGCCAAGATTGGTAAGGCCTGTTCAATTCGTGAATCAATGGTTTCTTGAACGAATAATGTTTTGATGTCTTCAATGATTACATCTTGTCCTGTTATATCAGCAGGATTCCAGGATTCAAAATACTTGCTGTATCCGCGGCCCGATGCTAGTCCTTTGAGTGTTCGGCTCATTGTTTCATAATAAGCATTGGTTTCATTCACCAAGTTGGCAGTTTCGCCTTCGAATACTTGTCCTTTACTGGCTCTACGGAAACGGCTTAGTACATTGATTTCTTCAACCATGTTGACAATGTGTGCCCCACGCATGTCGTACGGCTTGCCGCCTTGGCGCACATGCTCTACCATGGCACGACCACCTGATAAATTACGGAATGGCAACTTGTAGCGTTCGCCTTCGGCTGTTTCTACAAATAAACTTTCAACTTGTCGGAAACGTGCTTCGTTGACACCCATTGGGCGCTTGTGTTTGATCATTAGACGAACTGAATCTGGGACGCCGTTGTAACTGACATTTTTTGTGCCATTCCAACTTTCAAATAACCCTTCTTTGAGAGCTGCTTGCCCTTGCATGCTGTACTTGAGTTTGTTGATATTTTGACTACCAAACGTCATAAAATTCTTTGTGGCAAAGTTCTTCAACTGATGCTGAAATTCATACCATTCTGTTTTGTCTGCACTGTCCATGCCGCGGCCAACATTGTCGCCGCTGAATACTTCTAAGTTGTTGTCATCGCCTAGCATAACAACCACTGTGCCGTGGTTAGTATCGTTTGATGTGACGAAATCAAAACTAAAAATTTCGGCGTCTTCTGCTGATGCTGCTGCCTTGCCCGAACTGTCCAGCATTTCTGGTTCGTAGCCGCGAGAGACCAAAAGGTCCGCGAGTTGTTTTCCTGAAGTATTTTGTGCCATAGTATTATATTTATTAAAGTTTTAGCATTAGCGAAATGTTGCAAAGAACGGCATTGGCTCCACCATACTGTCACTGAAATCACGCATTTGCGAGTCCATTTCTGTATGATAGTTTTGTAACATCACCATCATACGAACAGCAAGTATTGTGCTCATGACCAGGTCATCTGTTTCTCCGGGTTTGGCAGCATAGCTTGTGCCGTGTGCTACAAATGTTTTTAATTCTGACACCAATGGCGCACTATTAATCACCATTTTTTTAGATTCTATAAGAATTTTTAACTTGCTGCAAGCGGACAGTTTGCTTTTGTTTGTGGTGTTGAATCCTTTTCTTATGCGCTTTGCACCGCCTGCAACAGAGTTGTCACTTAAAAAATACCCTTCGATTTTTTCTTCTCCGTATTCAGCAACAGAAATAAGTGCTGCTTCACCAATTGTGTTGTTTTCTATGCTGTAGTAAATGCTCTTGGAATCTTTGACAGTTTCATTTATGTACTTGCAAATATCGGCCAATATGCGTACCTGTTCTGGAATTGTGGTTTTGTTATGACGCCATTCAGCCACTTGGGTAGTTGTGTTGGCTTCAAACACCTGTATAGCTGCCGGGTCGCCGCCGGTGCCCAAACTGGGATCCAATGCCACAATATAGATCTTTCCTGGCTCGGGCCGTTTGTACCAACGTACTTGCCCGGTTCTAAACAACGGTTCTTGTTGTCCTTGCAATTCAACAAGTATAGCAGGAGCAATAAGTGTTTCATCGTTGATGATGAATTCACATCCGATTTCTCGTCTGAAACGATCAGTTCCCAACTGAGCTTCCATGCTGGCGCCCCACTCTTCGCCGCGATCCGGGTGTTCCTGCCAATAACTACGAAATGCTTTGAATCCGTTTATGCCCAATGGTGTTGGATTACCATATTCATCTTCGCACTTTAACGCACTTTTCCATAGCAATGCAAACTGATCTTCATCTGAATTTGGTGTACTTGTGATAATGGCTTTACCACCTGTGGCCAACGTGGGGCTGATAGCAGTCCAGAACTCTTTGGCAATAGTAGGTCGAACAAATGCAAATTCGTCGGCGTATAGAAGTGATATACTCATGCCTCGACCAGTTGTTTCTGTTGTAGTAGCCGACACAATGCGTGATCCGTTTTCAAAGTCTATACTGCCTTTGTTATAAGTGGTAACTCCTGCTCTAATATGATCGGGACACAGTTCGTATGCAAAGCGAATGCGTGTCATAATTTCTTGAGCACCTGTGAATTTGTGTGCAGCAATAAGAATAGTACTGTCAGGTACAAACATAGCATACCATAACAAGTAGCCTGCGGCTGATGTTGATTTGCCTGTTTGCCGCGGCATCATCGATATACTGAAACGATAATTGTGATAAACGTCAACCAATCGTTCTTGATATTCAAAAGGATGATACAACATTTTTCCTTGGGTAGGATGCTGTATATGGAAAAAGTGATCTAGGAAATAGGCCGGTCCTGACACAGGATCAGCGCAATCCATAAACTCCATCATTTCTGCTTCTGTAAATGATTGCCGCTTGTGCGGTGCTTTGATCAGTACACCTTCTAAACTTTTAGACATAAATTTTATCTAACTCCGGCCATAAATTGGCAAATTTGCCCAGACTATCTGGGTGATATTTTGTTTCAATTTCTTGAATGTGGTTTTTAAATTGTTCTGTAATGTCATCAGTTGTAGATGTAACCGCACGATATCTGTCTAATGCTTGATCAAAAAACTGTTTTTCCGCAGGTGTTGCAATGTCCATTGCATAAAATTTTTCTATTTCGGCAGCAGCAAGGGCAGCAACTTTGGGTCCGTGCAAGAAAGGATCTAAGTATTCAGGTTGGAATAAATTTTGCCATAACACCGACGTACCTGTTTCTTCTGCAAACTCTCGCAGTTCGCAAATTCTAGTGGCATTGTACATGTTGTACACAGCATGTATGCCGCCCCATTGGCCTTGTGTCGACATTAAATTTTTAATGATTGCAAGATTATGTTTGATCTTGCCCCATGCGGCACCGTGACGCACATATTCAAGTTGATCACCCACATTGTCAAAGCTCATACTCCAGCCAACTTTGTTTCGTGTTGCTAATTTTTGAAATATTTTATTGTTTTCAAGATCTACTGACAGGTTGGTGATCAATGTCACAATTGAATCTTTTGGTATCACATCTAACAGTCTATTGTTTTCCGGCAACATCAGCGGTTCCCCGCCTACCAGTGCTACTTCATGTATGTGGGCATGATGTTGCTCTATAAAATCACATACTTGGTCATAATAGGGTCTAGCACCTGACTTGACTGGTATACCTTTGATGGCAGCCCATTTTGAACTGCAAAACTCTCCGCAGTAGTTGCAGCTGAGATTGCAGGTTGTGTTCCAACGCACATCTACAATCACGGGATAGTGATACTGATCGCCTGCAGTGGCATAGTCAAAACCAGGGTTTACATTGTTGTGCCATGCACGTTCTGAGTCGGCACCAAAACGTTCAGCTTTGACACAGTTGCTACAGTATTTGTGTGCCCGGCCGTGGGATAAATCTTGTCGAATTTCTGCCATCAGGTCACTGTTGAGTATTTGTTCAATACTCTGCGAGTTCAAGTTGCCCAGCAAGTTGGGATTGCCGGCGCAGCATGTTTTGACATCGCCTCTGGAGTTGATATGTAGGCCACGCCAAGGAGCAGCACAAAAGAAATTATCCATACACTAATTTATGCCAAAAAGCACTGTGGTGTCAATAAAGATTTATGGCGTTGTGTACAACATTACGTGTCCATGTAGACACTTCCACAAAGTAATTGCTGAGATTTTGAAACAGTTCTTTGTTTAAATCAACTGCGGCTCTGCTGTAACATGCTTCACCAAGCGTGTGATAGTAGGTCAGTGTGACGCCGTTGCGAACTGCGTATTCAGGAAACACACCAGATATAAACAAGCATTCGTCTGCCAATTCTTTGGCA